TCGGAAATATCGAGGTTCCAGACCGCTGTGCCGGAAGTTGTCATTTATGGGCGTCCAAGCTTGGAGTGTACGCGAGTCACTGACTTGCTCTTTCCGCTAGGACTTATAGGCCAACTTTTGCGCCCAGGCCCAGTCTTCGTTTTAGACATCGTGGCCTTCTGCCCAGAAGACATCTTAGCGGCAGCGGCGGCGGGCCGACAGGCTGGATATCCGCGCTCAGACTTCTCAGCCCCGCTTCGCCCACAGGGCTTGCCGGTCTTGATGTCTACCCACTTCTCACCAAACCACTTGCCAAGCCCGCCCTTCACTTCTTTGACACCCTGTTATCCGAACCGCGCCAAGCGCCACCCTTCTTCTTGTACTCCTTGGATGCCCACGCATTTGCGTAGGCACTGGGGTACACGTCGAACTTGGCCTTAGCGGCGCTCTTAGCTGCTGCCCAAAGCTTTGGGTTCTTCGGCTTTACCTGCCCGCCTTCACTCATGCGAGAAGCTTCAGACAGCGCAATCGCCACAGCCTGCTTAGGGTTCTTCACCTTCTGCCCACTAGACGACTTGAGGGAGCCCTCCTTGAACTCCCTCATCACGGACTGAACCTTCTCCTGCTTCTTCACACCATGCGGCCCTTGGTCTTGCCACGGGCGGCGCAGCCATCACCCCGCGTGACGCCGCCAGACTTCATCTTTACTGCCCCACCACTCTTGAGGTCCTGGGGCATGGCCCTACGGCGACGAACCGCAGCACCAAGATCGTGGTTTCCCCGTTCGTTCTGCATCTCAAGAGTCTGTGGCGCTAGATCACCCGGCACATAGGGGTTGATCCCATTGCGAAGGTCAGGCCCAAAGCGAGCGCCATAATCAGGCGCGAGAGGAATATCCTGCTCACGCATAATAGGGCCTTCACCACGAGGCCGTGAGCGGCGGCGTTCCATTAGACAAACTTTCCCTTGGTCTTGCCCTTGGTTTCAACGCCACCACCGCGAGCCATCTTTGCAATACCGCCCTTCTTCATGCCCTTGCTCTCGGGGCCTTCCGCCTTCTCGGCAGCGGCAATCTCCTTGCGGATCAGCTTCTTGTCCATTGCCGCGTCGGGATGAACATTGCCGCCCTTTGCCATGCCGCCTGGACGCATGGCGCGAGCGCCAAAGCGGGGCATTTCCATACCGGCATTCATGTCGCCACTAATCTTGGGCATACGAGGCTTCTTCATATTCATGGACTTTCTCCTACAAAACTCGCTGATGAAAGATAGATATCAGACGCAGCCAAAGCTGCCCCCTATTATCTTACTTGCGCTTATCCATAACAGACCAAATAGCCCCACTAAGGGTAATGGCAGCGCCAACGCTGGTGTTCATGATGTCGGCATCAATGGAGCCGCGTGCCACAAAGAAGCCCCCAAGAGCGGTAAGGACATGGCGGGCAAGACCAAGATAAATCTCGCGAGTCATGGATTACTCCTGATTTTTTCCGGGTTTACGTGCGCGACGCCTTAAAATCTTCTGGACCGTCTCAGTCTCGTAAATACGAATGACAGTCCAGACAACTGTAAATATTGCCGCGACACTAGGGAGAATGTCAGCCAAAGTACCAATAACCGTTCCTATAGAAAAGACATCAACAACATGCTTGGCGGTTTCTGTGTCATTGGTCATGTCAACAATTCCATGCCCGCAGAGACTTGTTGATGCGAGAATTAGGATCGTTAGCAGTTTTGGTAGAGGTGAGCTTCTTCTTCATGCCCTTCATCCGGGCACAGAAGCTATCCCGCCTAGGGCCGCCCTTTGGCTGGGGAGGCTTTAACCCAGGCTTCCCTGGGTTATCGCGATTATAAGAGGCTCGGCCCTTGGCATTTAGACCACCCTTCTCGGACTTGCCCTCTTTGCGCGTCCATGCCGGGGTTTTAGCCATAGAACACTGTCACGCTAGCAAGGCCGGTGATCGTTGCGTAAATATCCACGGGGCAGAGAACACCTTCGCCGGGCACAAGCACCGAGAAGGAGTTCGGGTAGGGGTTGGAGGGAATATCAATCTCGATGACGGTGGTGCCACCTGACCCGCCGTTCTTCAACACGAGCGTCCCAGCAGTGCTGGCGGTAGCGCACATCACAAAACTCTTGATGCGCGCTCGACCAGCAAACACACTGCCAGAAGCATTTAGATGTGTAGCTTTGACATCTGTCTGCATCATCTTACTAGCTCCTACCTTCTAGCTATTAGGCGCTGGCAGGAACCTGAGCGCCATTCGGAGCGCGCTGGACGTAGGTAACGGTAATGATGGCACGGCCTACACCAGCGGCCGTACCAACGGCATAGCGGACAAAGACAGACGTGTCGGCAGAGGTCGATGTCTGCCAATTAAGCTGCGTTGCTGCGCTCGCCGCGCCACGGAAACGACCACCAGCCGTGGTAACAACCGGCACCATAAGCTGCGCCCCGCCAGTGGCATTACCCACAGAAACAGTCGAGATCGAAGTTGTGCCGGGGACAACAACCTGATCGACAGTAATATCCGTAATCTGGGAGCCCTGGGGCAGAATACCCAAAGCAACATCCACATTGCCGACAGCGGCAGTCACTACGCCCGTGTCATAAGACTGAACAAGGGCCACAAGGCCCGTGTTTTCGAGGGCGCCCTCACGGACGGTGCCAGAACGAATGGGGCCGGAAAGAGTTGAAAACATTAAATAAGTCCTTTCAAGTGGCCATACTTAAGAGCCATTTTCCTTGCCGAGCTTGTGCAGACTCCAACCCGTCTAGCTCTCTCAGCATAAGTCATGTCTGTATTATTCACGACAAACCTAAGCCGCTCAATAAATTTCGGGTCCGCACGATAGCGGGCCAACTGAGCGTCCGATAAAGTTTTTTTATACTCTTCACTACTATAATTAAAAGTTGATTCTCTTCGCCGTTCACTAATTCGCTTGCGAATTTCTTGACTATGGCTTTTTCCCCTCATTGGTGCCTTTGAAAAATCAGCAATATTATAAAGACATGGTTGTTCAAAAACAGCATCGCCCTGCAAGAATTTCTCTTCAAGCTCGTCAAGATCAGCCAAGTCTTCACATTCTATTTCAACCTCTCCATAAAAACTTGCCGCGCCATATTTATTGTATGAGTTTTGAAGGTGTTGATTTGAATGCTTGTTTAATCTAAGAAGCCTAAAATGCTCCTTAATTCTTTTCTTTACTTTTGTTGATTGACCAACATAACAATAATTTGTTTCTTTATTTACTATTTTGTATATGCCGCAGATATCTATTTTGTATGGCATTTTCTAACTCAACTGATGTCGTTAAGGCCACATTCAGGTAAAAAAGCAGGGGGCCGAAGCCCCCTGCCACTCTCACTCTCTAGCTCGTTTTAGGTCGAGCCGGGAGAGCCGAAGATGCCCAGCGGATCGGACACGCCGAAGCTGTACCGCTCACGGGCCTTGTAGCGGGCATTGCCCGTATCAAAGTCGCCATCCATCGACGTGGCGAGCGGCGCACGAATAAAGCACTTCATGCCGTTCGGAACATCGGTGGTGAGGAACCACGCATTCGGGTCAGTCAGGAAGTGATTGACCGTGTAGCCCTCCGGGATGCTCCCATTGGACTTCAGCGCGTTGATGTCGTTGTCAGTCGTGCCGGTACGGAGTTCCGTTTCCAGCAGTCGAGTGGCAACAAACATATTCCCCGGCGGCACAATCAGCTTACGCGGTCGAGCCGCAATAAGCAGACCGCGTTCATCCGTCCAGGCGGCAATCTGAATGACCGCAGCCTCAAGGCTGGTTTCATTCAGGTCTGCTGCCGTGGCAGGACGATTGCTGTTGTAGCCACCCGACACCAGCGGATGCTGGGTGCTGAACATATTCACGCCATCGCCAGACTGGTAGCTGGTGAAGCCGTTGTTCAGGGGGAAGGCAGCCTTGATCTGCTTCGTGTACGCCATGGAGCGCGCAAGCGCCTTGGTGTAACGGGCAGAGAGGCTGTCATACAGGTTGTCTTCCATCGCCTCTTGGGTGATGGAGAATCCATAGGCGATTGTTTCGTGTGTGTAACGAGCGGTCCAGGCTTCCTGGCCGTTGTCATACGCAATCGCCTGACCCTCGTTCTTGACGGGGGCAGCAGCGAAGCCAGACAGCTTCACTTCCTCTTCAAAGGAACGCTCCGAGTTTTCAGTCTCGTAGATTTCCTTATGTTCCTCGGCGTACCGCTTGTATTCCAGACCGAACAGAGCGTTCAGGCCGGGAAGCAGTTCCTTGAGAAGTTGTGCGCGACTAATAGCCATGGTTCACACCCTCCTTAGGTGATAGCGTTGCCGGTTGCAGTCCGCATAAAGTGCGTATTAATACGCACCACAACATCGGGATAAATATCACCGAGGTTAACGAAATC